ATCCCATTTCTGAGCCGCTTCCTGAGATGCCTTATTCCATGCGACTTGCGCTGCATTGGCTTCTTCACGTGCAATCTTGCCTGCTTCACGATAACCATCACCAATACTGCGTGCTGATTCACGTACACGGTGGTTGGCTTCGGTCAAGTCATCCATAGCTTTAACAGAGGCTTTGCCTGTGCTGTCAATACTTGCTTCCAAGTTGTTGGCTGCTAACTGCCCCTCATACCATGAAATCTTTGCAGCATCACCAGAGGCGTAGATTTTATCTGACATGTTAATTAGGGCTTGCTTTAATTGCTCTGCGGTTGCTGTACCGCTTTGCTTTAATACATTAAACGCTTTCATTTGGGCATCAGCTATTTTGCTGGCTTCCTCCCTAGACGCTATCCCTAATAGCCTGTAAGCCTTTTCTACCTCAGAAATGTTTTTAGGCAACTTACCATTAACTTGGTCTAAATACTCCATCCCCATTTGAACTTGTTTTGCAGAAAATACACCCTGCTCTTCAAATTCAATCAATTTCGCTTTAGCCATATCAATTTCAGCTTGGCTTTTGGCTTGCTCTGCCCATTTTTGCCATGCTTGATAAGTGACATCTCCAGCCTGCTTACCAGTGACACCAGCCTCCTCTAATCTGGTCTTCAGATCATTTAAATCATTGCCAGAGCTATTGAACGACTTAGATACCTTGTTTAGGGATACATCCAGATCCACTCCAAACAGTTTGGCAGCCGCAGATGCTCTTGAATATGCAGTTTCAGCTATTTGCCCAGAACCAGTATTGGCTTTATTTAATTCAGCTACCCGCAAATCCCGATTATTTGCCAACTCTGCTTCTTTAGCATTAATGGCGTTAATTGATGATTGCGCTGAAGCCAAAGCATTTAAGTCACCAGTCCTTTTAGCCTCCTCAATCTGCTTATCTAGCAAAACTCGCTCAATAGCTGCTTGTTTTTGGTAGGCAAGCAATTCTTCGTCAGCTTTTTTGACATTCTCCTTGGCAAGCTTAAGTGCTTCTTCTTTCTCTTTAGCTTTTTCTGCCGCCTGCGCTGCGCTCTCCCCAGCCTGAACAGATACCTTGCCTGCCTCATCAATGGTAACGATATAACCTTTCGTTAGCAGATCGGCTTGCATCACACCATCCATGACACCGCCATTGGCTTTAATGGCGGCTTCGGCGTAATCCTGCACGGCTTTTAGCTTTTCTTGCTCGGTTGCTTTTTTGCCATCGGCTTCGGCAGTCTGATCTGCTAAAAGTTTTTCAAGCTTGGCTTTAGATGACGCAACCGACTCGGCATCTTTTTCAGCTTGGGTTTTGCTAATTTCCTCAATCGCAGCAATACCCTTGGATTTAAAGTCTGTTGCTCCATTTGATGCTTTGTTATACCAATCTTGGGCTTTCTGAGCCATCTCATTCATTTCTGAAATGAGCTGTTGCTTGGTATCGCCCCAAGTAAATTTGGATTTGAAATTAATCCATGCAGCTGCTACATCATAAAACACGCCTGCAAGCAGGTTGGCTACTATGCTAATCGCATCAAAACCATCACCAATAAACCCAAATACTACATTGAGAGACTGCAAGGCTTTGGTAAAACCGTTGGTCTTATCTGTTGCTGTGTCTACACCGCTTTCAAAATTAAATATTGCACCAAGTAATGTATTAAGTTGATCTACAGCGATACCAATGCCATTGCCAAAAGAGCTTGCCATTGACTGAATAGTCTCATAGGCAGTACTAAGTGCTTCTTTAAGTGCCTCAATTGTGGCTGGATCAATCTTCTTGAGTTGATCCCCCACCCAAATAAAGCCCTCTCCAACATCTTTGAGTATGGTCTCCACTACATCCATATTGTCAGCAATCATGACAAGCCAATCAGCTACAGTGGCACTAGCGCCATTTGCCTGATCCATTGTGCCAATTAAGATTTGCCACTGTGTTGCAATCTTAGTTAGGGCATTGCCAATCGTTGTTGGGAATTGGTCATATTCCGCCTGAATAGCAGCCGATTGTCCCTGCAATGCTTTAATGACTTTCTCTGCAGACAGCTCGCCATTTTCAGCCATTTTTCGGAGTTCGCCAGTCGTAACACCTAGCGAAGCAGCCAATGCCTTAGAAATGCCAGGGGCTTGCTCCATAATTGAGTTAAATTCATCACCGCGCAACACGCCTGACTGCAATGCTTGCGTAAACTGAGTGATTGCCGCTTCACTGGCTTGAGCAGACCCTCCGCCTGTCTGAATAGCCATATTGATGGTTTTAACTAAATCTAGGCTTTGCTGCTGGGTCATCCCCATCTGCTTACCTACATCATTCACTTTCGTGAATAAACCTGCTGTAGCTTCTAAATTTGAATTGGTAGCCAACGCAACTTGATGCACGCCAGCCATAGCTTGCTCAAAATTTCCATGCTCGGCTGTAGCGATCTTTATGCGTGCTGAGAGATTAGTATATGTGTCTGCGGCTTCTGCTAATTCACGTACACCAAGCCCAACACCTAAAGCAGCCATAGCACCAACAAGCGCGTTGACTGCAAACTTTGCGCTATCTAAGCCTTTTTTAGCCGATGTTGCTGCTGAGTCTGTTTCTTTAAGTTGAGTGTTTGCTCTGCCGACTTCTGCCTGAAAGTCGTTAAATGCTTGGTCAGCCTGCTGAACTTCTTTTTCAAGTTGATCTACTTGGCGTTGTGCTACTTCAATATCTGCAGGCGACGCATTGGAATTGGCAAACTCTTGTAGCTTTTGCTTAGCACTTGTTAAGTCTGATTTTAATAAATCTAAAGCTTTGTGTGATTTGTTGCCAAAATCCGTGAAGTTACCCGCAGTAGACTTTGCGTTTTCGCCTGCATCTTTAATAATTTCGGTGGCGCTGGATAATGATTTGGTTAAACCTGCAGCTAACTCACTCGTGCCTTTTGGAATGATATTCCCAAGCTCTTTTGAAGCTTCAGCCGAGCTTTGTTTTAACTTATCAGACTCGGTTTTGATTGCATCAAATACTGACTTTGCAACACTTTCAGATTGTTTTACGCTGCTAACAAAGCCTTTGCTGTCAGCATCCATGATAAGTTTAAAAGTTAAATTCTTTGACATGCTGACCTCAAATTTCAAGCATTAAAAAACCCACCGAAGTGGGTTCTCATTCATTTTTCCAAATACCACTCTATTGAGTGCGGTGACTTATTGCCAACGTGTTCTAGGTTGACACCATATCCAATTGCTTTACGGTTTAGCATATTTGCATGGCAAACCGCTTCCTGTGCCAAACCCACCAGTTCACCAGCATAGCTACTTCGTATAGCGGTTAACGCTGGATAAACCTCGTTTTTAATAAATTTTGCCAAAATTGGAACATACCACATTAAAAACTGAACATTTTGATCGCGCAAAGTGCCTAGGATATGTGGTTCTGTGTCCTTGTATTTATTTGCCTTGCTAAATACAGCTATCAAGTGGTGCACATACTCCACAGCAACAGGAATGGCGTCGTATGGTATTTCTTCAATGTGATCTACATTGAATCGTTGATGCACAAGTTTATAGGCTTCTGAGTAGTTTAAATGCTTGGTTTTAGCGACAAGCATATTTACTGCATTGGTTAATGGCTCACGTTCGGATTTATGGGTTTTTGGTCTGGGGTTTACAGCCTTGCCTTTTGTCCAATAATCCCAAAGCACGTCGTCACATTCTTCTTGATACTTAATTACTGTATCTCGAAGCTCGGGCTTTACTTTGTTTGGGCTGATGGTCATTAGCCAGCCAAATAACTTTTTAACTGGCAAGCACGTCATAAGACGATCTTTACCATCATTTGCAACTATTGTGATTTCCACAATGGTTGAAGCGAAACGCTGTTTTAGCTTCACAAACTGCGAACCCCAGTCTAAACCAATGCCATCAACAATAGGCTTCATGGGTGTATATGGCTGCCCCTCATGTTCAACTAAATATAATTCAGCATTATGGAAAGGTACTGTGATTTGAGTTAAACTATTCATAGTTAATTTCTCTCTGTTATTGACTACATTAAAGCCCTTGCCGTCCAAAGTTCGGGCTTTTTTGTTGTCTGTGGTTTTCATGCTTTCGCACTCTCTTTTTCTCGCTTATCTAACCATTCTTCAATGATCATATTTAGCTGAGCCGTGATAGTTCTGCGATCTTTGTGAGTTTCCTCTTTAAATCGCTCTAAAGTTTTTTCAGGCATTCGAAAATTTACCTGTGGGTCTTGTCTTGCCATATTTAGCTCCCGCTTAAAGCACCGTGATCACATTAAAGCACAGTGATTTATTGATGTAAAGCACTGTGATGCAATATTATGTTTTTATACCAATACAGGATTCTTTCATACATGGCACGCAATGACCCACAAATGAATCTCCGCGTACCAATGGAGCTTAAGGAAAGAATAGAAAAAGCCGCGCTAGACAATGGCAGAACTATTACTGCGGAGGCTGTCTATCGCCTAGAGCAAAGCTTTGATGAGCCAATGGCTTTTGATCCTGCTGATGCAGAAATGGTGACTAAATTAGTCGCCCAAAGCATGCAGGGCTTGTTGGTTGCACTAAGGGATCGTGGTGTTTCTAGTGATTTAATATTTGATGCGCTAAGAGAAGTTTCAGGCAATAAAAAAGCACCCTAGGGTGCTTATGTACAAAATGTTGATTTGGTTAAAATCATTTTTCCATCATAACCACTACACGTAATAAGTACGCTTCCATCATTTGTGCATATTCTAGCCATATAGGTGCTATCGGAATCAACAATAACTGTAGATTTATATTGTGTTCCAGCTACCGATAATTGAGAAGCTTTAGCCTTATTTTTACACTCCTGAAAAGAAGAATTAACCGATGTTGAGGCTGGTAGATTTGAATTACTAGCTTCAATCTTCTTAGGCTCAACATTGACATTATTTTGTACATTTTTTATCAGCTACAGCCGCTTGTGTTGTCGTGTTGCTGTAGTTTGTATCTCTGTTGCTCAGAGCCGGCCCAAAAACCAATCCAAGCGCCAAAGCAAATGTTATAAAAGAGCAGTTTTGCAAAATTAAATCTGCATTTTTTGCTTCTATTAATAAAAGCTTGGTTTTTTCTGCGCAACTCTTGCTTTCTTAGCTCATCATCACTCAAGATGTTTGAGCGATATGAAAAAGCATCTTCTGCTACCAACCTTGTTTTATCGTGTATTTCAGTAGGCTCATCTTGTTGTGTGCGCTCGGTTTGCTGTACCACCCTTTGCGCTGGGACATAAAGCCTTACAC